CGCTGGATGGTATTGCACCGAAGACGGAAAAACAACGTCAGTCGCTCACTGGTTGGATGAAGATGACTTCAGAGGAAATGGTGGAGTGATGAACCATGAAACCATTGAAAGTATCAGTAAGAGAAGAAAACCTTTCACTGTTGACTATACAGGTTTCGGTTGGTTACTCATCAAGAAAGGTGTCTTTGAACATGAAGGTATGCCTTATCCTTGGTTTGCTCCAAAGATGCAGATATTTGAATCAGGAGAGGTTCAAGATATGTGCGGTGAGGACGTATCTTTCTGTCTGGATGCAAAGGAAGCAGGATTTGAAATCTGGTGTGATCCAAGAATTCGTGTCGGACATGAGAAGACAAGAATTATATAAATCATAGTATCAAGTCAAATACGATATGACACGATATAATATACTCAGAAAAGGAAAAGTCGTCTTTTGGAATGTCACTGAGTCAGAACTCTTTGACAGACTGGAAGACTACGCAGTGGAGCAATATGTCACAGGAGAACAGATTGCAAAAGAAATTACTTATGTACCCGTAAAGGAGGAAGCATAGTTGATTAATTTGAAAGACTTGATTATGATAAAGAGAAACTTTCTCGATGAAGATCAATGTCAAGTTATAATTGATGAATATGAGACAAGTCCCGTTGAGGTCACACACGAATGTTGCCCTCACGCATTTACTGGTGAAAACATATATTCACCAAATCACGTAAAACGTGCTAAAATAGGAAGTGATGCATTTAATTTAATTCATTCATCAATTGAAACTATCATTAATGACTATCACGATTATATGGATAGTTTTAATGCATTTCACGTTGATCGAAGACTTACACTTTTACATCCTCACCTTTATCGACTGATGAAGTATGAAAAAGGTGCTTGGATACATCCACATACTGATCACGATCACGGTGTGTATGGAAGTTGTACAATTAATTTAAATGATGACTATGAAGGCGGTGTATTTGCTTTTTGGGGTGGTCAACATAAAGTAACCTTGAACAAAGGTGATGCAATGATTTGGCCAGCAGACTTTTTATGGGTGCACGAGGTTCAAGAAATTACATCTGGTGTACGATATGCAGTTAACTGCTTTCTACGTGACTCACCACAGTTTTTACCAGAAACTGTTGAGTATAATATTAAGTTACCAACTGAATTATTAAAGTGTCGTTTTGATTACTTTAAACAAAATCGAAAAGAAATTCAAACTAACAAATTGAAAGGAAAATTTAATGGCTAAAGGAATGTTATCGGGCAGTACTTATAACCGTGATGCTCGACCTAAAAAATCTCGACAAGGAAGAGGAAAGCACTCGAAATACTCAGCAACCTCTCGTAACTCGGCTCGCAAGAGATACAGAGGGCAGGGTCGCTAATGTTGAATGAAATGGAGCACGATTGCCGAATTCGACTCAAGGATACAAACTATAAGGAATATTCAAATTATTCTCTTCTTGGTGAATATTCTTACGAGGCATGTGCTAAAATTTACATTCAATATTGTGAATACAAACAATTCGGTGATATGATACCACTCTTTAAAGAAGAGTTTTGTGCAGATATTGCCGAAAGAATTGGATACTATGACAAGGACAATCATTTATGTGCTTTCACAGTATCTTTTTTATTCCCAAGTGCTAACTCAGCATATGCCACTTATTTTGCTTGGGATTATAAAAATCCAAAACTAAGTATGGGCAATGTTGCAAATAAAAGTGAGATTGCAAGATACAAACGTCTTGGTTATGAATATTATTATCTTGGTCCAGCAATGCCCTATAAGCAAAAATTACAGGGATATGAGATAGCAGATGTTAGCAATTCATATAAATTTGTAAATAATTGTATTACTTGGCATTAAATGGCATATCTAAACCATAGTTTACCCGATTGGTCAGTTTACATACGCAATGAGTTCCTCTATAATCATAAAAAAGGTCACGGAGAGGTCACAAAATGCGATATTCACTCAGTTGCAAGCATCGAAAAGCGTGTTCCACTGTTTGAGGCATTCTTAGAGAACGGTGTAAACTGGACAAGAAGACCCTTACACGCATTTTGTTGGAAACCAGATGCTAAAATCGAACCTTTAGAGGACATAATGTACTGGGATTGCTTCTCTCCTTACATTGATGTGCAAAGAAGGAACCGTTTAGCGGGTTTAGATGCTGAATTAATACGTCCAGACGGTAAAAAAGTGCTTGGAACGTATATGTTTACCCTTGATTGGTCTTGGGAGAACAAAGGAATACCTGATTTGAACTTCTCAGAGACTCCAGAGCACAAATGTGCTCATTTATTTAAGGTTGAGACAGGTAATTTCTACGCTTATCCCAATAATCGTATCATTTGGTATGATAATTCTTGGGTTTTCAATCGAATTGATGAAAATCCTGGTTATGAAATAGATACAACTGTATATTCAGTCGAAAATAAAAGAAAAATTGAAACTTCTGACCATTATATGTACGAAGTTAAAGATATCAGCAGAAAAAAATGACAAAAAACGTGAAAAATGCCCATATGGGCACTCATTTACTTGTTGAAATTTATAATGTAGACCGTGATAAGTTAATTAACCCTACAGAAATAGCAAATGAGATGGTAAAAGCAGTTCAAGAAGAGAAATTGAAGTTACTAAATTGTTTTGTACATGAATTTGACCCTCAAGGAGTGACTGTTAACATTACACTTGCAGAAAGTCACTTCACTGCACACACTTGGCCTGAAAAAAACTGTGTTGCAATCGATATTTTCACTTGTGGTAACAAAAATCCACGTTCAGTTGCTTGGTGGATAATGCAATACTTCGGTAGTGATGATTATGAGATGAATGATTATCAAAGATAGGGTATAAATAAATCTAAAAGTATCATTTAATGGCGGTTCAACGTACATCTAGAGGATTTAAGGATATTAGTTTGTCTTTTTCACCACATCCAGTGACAAAAGATCTACCTATCCTTACAAATGAACGTGCAATCGTCAGATCAGTGAGAAATTTAGTCGAAACAATTCCAACTGAGAGATTTTTTAACTCATTAATAGGAACAGACATACGTGGTTCACTTTTTGAGAACTTTTCAGTATCAACTGTGACTATTATAGAGGATCAAGTTCGTGAAACAATCAGAAACTTTGAACCAAGGGTTGGTTCACTTGATATTGAGGTGGATGGAAGACCAGATCGCAATGAATTAGAGGTTAAAGTATCATTTGATATCATTGGTCTTGAAGTTCCGACTCAATCTTTCACTTTCTTACTAGAACCAACAAGATAATATGCCTTTTACTCAATTTACAAATTTAGACTTTGAAGATATCAAAGTACAGATAAAAGATTTTTTAAGATCAAACTCTAATTTTACTGATTTTGACTTTGAGGGTTCTAATTTCTCTGTTTTAATTGATACTTTAGCGTATAACACATATATTAATGCTTTTAATGCAAATTTAGTTGCAAATGAGTCATTTTTAGACTCAGCAACTGTTCGAGAGAATGTCGTTTCCCTTGCAAGAAACATAGGTTATGTCCCACGCTCCAAAACCTCTGCAACAGCGACAATTAAAATTGATGATATTGATTTAGGTTTAGAACAAAATGTCAATGTTACGACCTTAACACTCCGTGCAGGACTAGTATGTATAGGTAATGCTGAAAATACAACTTTTCGCTTTTCGATACCTGATAATATTACATCAAGTCGTATTGTTAATAAAGTAGTGGATGGTGAAACTAGATCGTTTGCTCAATTTGACAATGAAATTACAATATATGAGGGAACCTACTTACAAAGAGTTTATCGTGTTGATACAACTGTTGATCAGAGGTATATTATTGATAGTGCAAACATTGATAGTTCGACATTGAGAGTATATGTTGCTGGATCTCTTGATTTAACAATTGGTCGCAAGTATAGTCAAGTTGATAATATTTTAAATCTTAATAAAACCTCTGAAATTTATCTAACACAAGAAGTTCAGGATGAAAAATATGAAATTTTGTTTGGAGATGGTTTATTTGGAAAAAAATTAGAAAATGGGCAAACAATAACTGCAACTTATATTGTTACAGATGGAATAAAAGGAAATGGTCCTTCTGAATTTAGTTTTCAAGGAACTTTTTCAAAAAACGATGGATCTTTCTTCACACCATCTGATAGCGTAGATATAACCACTGTTAGAAACGCTTCTAACGGTGCTGATGTTGAGGATGTGTCTTCTATTAAGTATTTTGCTCCAAGACTTTATTCAGCACAGTATAGAGCAGTTACACCAAGAGATTATGAAGCAATAATTGCCACTATTTTTCCTCAAACTGAGTCTGTTGCAGTGATTGGAGGTGAAGAATTAGATCCACCACAATTTGGAAAGGTACAAATTAGTATAAAACCAAAAAATGGAACATTTGTTTCAGATTTTGATAAAGTACAAATTAAAAACAAATTAAAAAATTACGCTATTGCAGGTATCAACTCTGAAATAGTTGATTTGAAGATATTATATGTTGAGATCGATAGTAATGTTTATTATAACCCTGCATCAGTCGCTTCTGAAGTTAATTTACGAAGTGATGTTATTGCAGCATTAAATCTTTATGCAGATAATGTGGAAATTAATAAATTTGGTGGAAGATTTAGATATAGTAAAATTAATCAATTAATTGATCGTGTTGACAACGGTATTACTTCAAATATTACAAAAGTAATCATAAGGAGGGATTTAAAAGCTTTACTCAATCAATTCGCCCAATATGAATTATGTTTTGGTAATCGTTTTTATATCAATCCTTCAGGATTTAATATAAAAAGCACAGGATTTACAATATCAGGCAGTACAAAAATTGCATATTTAACTGACGTTCCTAATAAAGATGCCTCTGGTAACCTTGATGGTAGCATGAAAGGTACTATAAGTGTTGTAACTAGAAATGAACAAAATGAACAAGTTATTTTAGTTAAAGATGCTGGTGGTGTTGATTATAAGAAAGGAGAGATAATACTTAACACAATTAATTTCACATCTACAATGGCAGCAAATAATTTAGTGGAAATACAAGCGTTTCCAGAGTCAAATGATGTTGTTGGATTAAAGGATTTATTTGTTAGTTTTAATGTTTCCAATAGTAGCATAAATATGAAGAAAGACGTAATTGCATCAGGAGAAGATGTTTCAGGTGTTGTATTCACAAGAGATTACTTTACTTCAAGTTACTCAAATGGAGTCTTAGAGAGGAAATAATTTATGTCACAATTTGACAAAAGAATAAAGGTCAATACGATTATTGAAAATCAGTTACCTGAGTTTATACTCTCTGATTTTCCTAATGCTACAGAATTTTTTAAGCAGTATTATATTTCACAGGAATTTCAAGGAGGTCCTAGTGATTTAATTAATAATTTTGATCAATATCTAAAAGTTGATAATTTAGTACCAGAAGTCATTGTTGGTGTTACAACCTCGGTGGGTATCACTACTATTGGTGCTAAAACAATTGACGTTACAAGTACAAAAGGATTTCCTGATGAGTATGGATTATTAAAGATAGACGATGAAATAATTACCTATACGGGTAAGACTACAACGTCATTTACTGGATGTGAGCGTGGATTTAGTGGTATAACAGGTTATAATGTTGGAATTACTTCATCATTATTAGAGGTAAATCAAGAAAGTTTAAAATTTGAAGATACATCCGCATCATCTCATGTTTCAGGTTCAAACGTTACAAATTTATCGGTATTATTTGTACAAGAATTTTATAAAAAACTTAAAAAAACATTTTTACCTGGTCTTGAAAATAATGATTTTGCAAAAACACTAGATGTTGGTAATTTTATTAAATTTGCAAGATCATTTTATCAATCAAAAGGTGTAGAAGAGTCAATCAGAGTATTATTTAAAGTTCTATATGGTGTTGAAGCAAAAATATTAGATTTAGAGAATAATTTAATTAAACCATCCTCTTCGGAATTTATAAGAAGAGAAGTTGTAATTGCAGATGTCATAACTCCTACAGGGTTACCACAAAATCTTGTTGGACAAACAATATTTAAATCTGATGATCTTAATACAAGTGCATCTGTTTCTGAAGTTGAAATATTTACTAGAAATAGTAAATCTTACTATAAAATGTCCCTATTCGTTGGATTTAGTGATAGAGATTTAATTCAAGGTCAATTTACAATACCTGGTAAAACAAAAGCATTAGAAGTATCACCAGCTGGTTCAAGTATTATTACTGTTGACTCAACAATTGGGTTTGCTGCAACAGGAACTCTAATTAGTGGTTCAAATACAATAAAGTACACATCCAAATCAGTAAATCAATTTTTTGGATGTACTGGTATATTAAAGGAAATAAACAAAACCGACGATATAAGGGCAGATGAATCTATTTTTGGATATGAGAATGGAGATTTATCAAAAAGAGTCGATTTAAGAATTACTGGTGTTTTATCTGAATTAGTTGAAGTATCTGATATTAAATTAGTTGCAGAGAATGAAAAAATATTTTCAAAGAATGTTGGTGAGAAGATTCTTAATAGTGATGATTTTAATTTATTAAATTATAAAGAAAAATTTGCAAATTCGTGGAGATATAATACAAGTTCAAGATTTGAAGTTGAGGGTCAAGGACCTTTTGTAGTTAAAATGAGACTAGATAAGTCATCTATTAAAAAAGGTGATTTATTTGAAGTAATAAGAAGAAATGAACAACTTGTTGACTCAACTTTCAATGTAAAAAATGTAGAAAATCCTAATGCACCAGGTATTACAACATCTGTTGTCACTGATGAGGGATTATCAGCGACTGGTATACACACAAGTGATAAATTTTTACCAAATCAAGATTATGATATTCGTCGTGTGATAGAGAAGGTAAGTAGTAGTGGAGTGGAAATAGATGAAGGAAATAATCAATACATAGCAAATGTTTTAAATGTATATACAGATAGTGATATAGATGGTTATGCTGCATCTAACTCGTTACCAGATTACGATATAAAAACAAATATAGTAAAAGAAACCTTTACAGGAACTGGTTCAAATGAATTGGAAGGTGCAACTGGTAGTCAATTCAGTTTTATTAATTTTAATCCAAAAAACCCTGATGGTACTAATAGAGATATTAAATTTATTCAAGGTGATGCTGTCATCTATCAACCAGATGGAGATCCCATCGTAGGTTTGGATACTGGTAGAATTTATTTTGTTGATCCTGAAATTCTACCAAATCAAAATATACAAAAAATTGCATTATATAATTCAAGAAGTCAGATTGGAACCGCCAGCACAATACAATTAAGTGTGGGTGGATCTGCAACAACTAATCATAATTTTGTTTTACAAAAACATGCGAATAAAACATTAAGTGCGAATAAAATTCTACGCAAATTCCCATTATCACAAAACTTATTTGTAACCTCTAAACAAGAAAGACCTATTATTAATTCTGGTATGCTAATTGATGGTGTACAGATACATGCTCCATATTCAGAGGATATAATTTATTATGGTCCAATTGATCAAATTGATTTAGAAAATGCTGGTTCAGATTATGATGTGGTAAACCCTCCTGTTCTTAAAGTAGAGGCACCAACAATATCAACAGGAACAACTGCCTTAATTGAACCAATTATTGAAGGTAGCGTGAAAAAAATATTTGTTGATCCTCAAGATTTTGATATTAGTGCAATTACAAATATTTCGTTAACTGGAGGTAATGGATCTGGTTGTTTGCTTGAACCTGTTTTAGGTGCCAGATTTAGAGAATTATTCTTTGATAGCAGAAACTTATTCTTTGGAGGTAGTTTAGATCTTGTTAATGAAACAATAACTTTCAATGAACCACATAATTTAGCAAATGGTCAAAAAATATTTTACAGAAATGAAGGAAATCCCTCATTAGGAATAGGATCTGCATATGATAATAATGATATAATCACTGGAACTTTATCTGATGGAGATCCTTATTTTGTTAGAGTAGTTAATTCATCAACAATAAGAATTTTTAATACAAAAAATGACTCTCTATCAGGTATAGCAGGAATTAATACAATTGGTATAGCAACTGATACTCCATCTGGAGGTACTCATAAATTTAGAACTGAGTCTGTTAATACATTATTAGATGTAAAGGTTATTAATTCAGGATCTGGATATCAGCATCGTAAATTAAGAGTCAATCCAGCAGGTATATCAACATCATTTAATACAATTAATTTTTCAAATCATGGATTTGCACATGGTGATATTGTGGAATATTCTCCGACAATAGGATTGGGAACAACAATTCCAAAGAATATTGAGGGATTATCTACAAGCATATCATATTATGTTATGAAAGTAAATGATGATACATTTAAATTAGCATCAAGTAAAGAAAACTTTGATAGAGGTAATTTTGTAGTTTTAAGTTCAACGGGAACAGGTTATCAAACATTTACATATCCTGAAATAAAAGTAAATGTACAGGTGTCTTATGCTACTAGTGTCACAGGAACAATTAATATAACTCCTCTTGTAACTGGAAAGATTACTGGATCATATTTGTATGAAGGGGGGACAGATTATGGATCAACAATATTAAATCATCAAATAAATCCAAAAATTGATATACTGAATGGTAAAAATGCTGAATTAAGGCCAGTAATTGTTAATGGTAAAATACTTGAAGTTATTGTAGCAAATCAAGGTTCTGATTACAATTCACTACCAGATGTTGTTGTAGTGACAACTGGACAGGGCACAGGAGCGATTGTAAGACCTGTAATTAACAATGGTAGGATAACCGATGCAATTGTTATAAACTCTGGTATAGGGTATGATAACCTCAATACAAGAATTGATGTAATATCCTCTGGTAAAAATGGTAAATTACAACCTAGAGTGCGTGGGTTGAATATTAATAATAAAGAAAGATTTGGAGATTTTAATTTACAAGAAAAAGAATCAAATTTAGCATTTAGTTTGTATGGATATCCACAATCTGTTGCAGAATCTTTTGAACCTGATAGATTTGACGTAAAACCAAATGGTCAATTTGATAAAGTAAAGACACATTCACCCATAATTGGATGGGCATATGATGGAAATCCAATTTATGGACCATTTGGATTTGAGGATCCTAATGATACATCTTCAAGCACAGTTATTATTAAATCATCATATGCCAAAGATAAAACAAAAGTATTTAACAGACCTACAGGATTTGCAGAGGGTTTCTTTGTAAATGATTATACATTTGACGATAGTGGTGATTTAGATATTCACAATGGTAGATTTTGTAAAACTCCTGAATTTCCTAATGGTATTTACGCATATTTTGCAACGGTGGAAATAGGAAGTTCATCTAATAAATTAGAGTCTATCTATCCCTTCTTCATTGGAAATACATATAGATCTCCTTTCATAGAGGATAATGTATCATTAAATCATGATTTTGATTTCAATAACTCAAATTTAATTAGAAATACATATCCATACAATGTGAGTGAGAAATTTGCTGATAATGATTTTATTATAGAGTCTAACGAGGAAGTCAAACAATTAACAAATGTTGAGTCGGTTCATAAAGGATTTATCAATGATATAGAAATTTTAGATGGTGGAACTGGATATAAGGTTGGAGATCTTACTAATTTTGATGATACTGATACAGAGGGTTCTGGTTTTAGTGCTGAAGTATCTGATATTGTTGGTATTGGAGTTTCTAAGATAGAAACAACTTTAACATCATTTAATAATGCTGTATTTGTTTGGAACTCTGACACACAAGTGCAAGTTAATTATCTTCCATTTTTAGAATTGAATAATCAAGATGCTATTGTAGTATCAGGATTAAGTACGACAATAGTTAATTTAACAGGATCTTTTAATGTTGGATTACAAACTGCATCTGTTGGATTAGCAAAATCGATGAAGATTGGTAACGTTAGTGGTACTATTGAAGATATTTTTGTAAATAATATACCAAACACAGTTGCAATAGGTGGGTCATTAAGAATAGGTGAAGGTAATAGTTTAGAGACACTTAAAGTTCTTAATATTTTTGATAAGAATAAAGCAATAAGAGTTCTTAGAGTACCAGGTATTTCAGGTGCAGCCCATACTTTTGGATCAAGTGTTGATGTATTATCAAATAGTTTTACAATTCCTGTTAGAACAGAGAAATTTGAGTCAAGTAAAAATGATATTGTGTTCTTTAATCCTAAACAATCTGTAGGTCTTGGTACTACTGGTATCGGTCAAAGAGTGGATACATTTATAGGAGATTTAAAAACCGAAGTTGGTCTTGTACCAAGAACTATTCGTATTCCAAATCATCCATTTAAAACTGGTCAAAAAGTAGGTTTTTCAACATCTCTCATTTCTTCTGGCAATTCTAAATTAAATGTATCACCTACAATTTTTCCATCTGACTCGTTTACATTACCTTTTACGGGTGAAACGACAACAGATGTTTTTATTATTAAAAAAGATGAAAATCATATAGGAATTGTCACAACCGTTGCTGGTGTAGGAAATACCACTGAAGGTTTATTTTTCCTCAATAATGGTGGAGCGACTGGAATTGGAACTGGTTTATACACACTCACATCAAAAAATGACCAAGTAACAGGTGATATTGATAGAATAGTCACCACAGTGACTACAAAAGTTGCTGCTGCAGGTACTACAACTCATAATCTTAAAAATGGTGATAGAGTTGATATGACTGTAATACCAAATATATCTGTTGGTATAGGAACTACTACACCAATAGATGTTAGATATAACTCAAATTTTGATAAATTAATAATTAATCCAGTTGATTTTACGCAGTCTAATGTTCAACAAAATAAAATCAATATACAAACTCATGGATTTAATACAGGTGATAAAGTTTTCTATGATGGTAATGCTACTGGTTTGGGAACTGGATCATATTTTGTTTATAAAGTAAATGATAATATATTTCAATTAGGTAAAACTTTCAAAGATGTTACTATTGATCCAGTAAACTTATTATCTATTACTGCTGGAAGTGGTGCTAATCAATCTATTGCACCAATAAATCCTCAAATTAAAGTTGTAAAAAATCAAAAATTAACATTTGGATTGTCAAATAATTCTTTAGTGGGATTTGATTTTAAAATATTTTATGATCAAGGATTAACAAATGAATATAGTAGTTCTGGTGATTCTACTGAATTTAATGTTGTTAAAGTGGGTACCACAGGTTCAGCAGATTCTAAACTGAATGTAGAATTTACTAAATCTTCTCCTACAAAATTATATTATGGTCTAACAAAAGGTGGATTTATAAGCACATCTGATATAGATGTTAATAATTATAATGAAATCTTATTCATTGATAGTGCTTATAATGGTAAATTTAAAATTTCAAATGTTACTAATGAAACATTTGACTTCTCTCCTCTTGAACCAGAATTTTTAACATATAATGATACAGATTGTGATAAACTTGAATATTCTACATCATCAAAAAATGTTGAGGGATCTATAAAAGATTTTAAAGTTATATCATCAGGTTTTAATTACAAAAAAATTCCTAAATTTAAATCTATAATAAGTAAATCTGGAGTTGATGCAAATATTAAAGTCACTTCAAATGATATAGGTAAAATAAAGAAAAGTAGAATTTTAGATATTGGTTATGAATATTCATCAGATAAAACTTTAAGTCCAGAGGCATTTATACCACCCATTGTAAATATCGATAATTTAGATGTCGTTACATCAGTTGATATTGTTAGTGGTGGATTAGATTACACAAGTGCTCCTGATTTATTGGTTTTCAATCCCGTTAAAAATATTGTTGTCGATAACACATCTTTACAAGCAATTGCTCCTACACAAACAATATCAGATGTTGAAGTTATTGCTCCTATTAATGGATTAGACTCAGTTCAACATAGAATAGTTGCAATTAACAATTCTAATGGAGTAGGTATTGAAAAACTTGAAACATCCAATAGCGGTATTGTTACCTGTGAATTAGAAACACCCACGAACGGATTTCCTGTTGAACCTTTTGCAATAAATGATGAGATTTTTGTAGAAGGTATAGTAAGTATAGGGGGTACTTTTACAGGAGATGGGTTTAATTCAGAAAATTATAATTATCAATTCTTCAAGGTCAAAGACTACCAAAAAGGAACACCCTCTATACTTAAATTTAGTCTTGCAGGTTTGACAACAAATCCTGGTATAGCAAAAACATTTCAATCTGGTTTTCCTCAATTAATTAATAAAAAGAATTATCCTATTATTCGACCTATACAATCAAGAGGACAATTTGATTTAAATGAAAAATTAAATGTAAATAATGTACAAAGTGATTTGTCAGTTGTAGAGATAAGAGATGATTATATAAAAGTTGATGGTTTAACAGTTATTAGACCAACAGATCGTATTTCAGGTAATATTAGTGGAACATCTGCAGAAATTATTTTAATTAATAAAAATAAAGCGAAATTTAAAGTTGATTTTTCAAGTAGACAAGAGTATGGGTGGTTAGATGATACTGGAAAATTAAGTGAAGATTTTCAGGTGATACCAAATAATGATTATTATCAAAATTTATCATATTCTGTCAAAAGTCCAATTGTATGGGACGAGTTCGTCAATCCAGTAAATCGTATAGTTCATCCAGCTGGTTTGAAGAATTTTGCGGATACTCAAATACAAAATAATATAAATGTTGGTGTAGGTAAAAGCATAAATGCAATATCAAATTTAATAATTGATTTGATAAACGAACCAAGAAGGGTTGATGCAACTAATAATTTTGATTTTGTAAGAGATGAAGATGTAGTAGGAAATAAATCTAAAAAACTATTGTTCTCCACTAAAACTCTAACTGATTTCACTAGATGTATTTCAAATAGAGTTTTAGTTCATGATGATATTTCTGATAAGTTTTCTAGTGTTGGTTTTGCCAATAATGATACCATTATTGATGAACTAAATGCTGATCTTGGAAATTATTATATACAAATCATAGATCCAGATACTAATGATGCACAATTCACAGAATTAGTTGTATTGACTGATGAAGATGATGTAATTTTATTTGAAAAAACAACTGATTTTACAAACATCAGATTAGGTTCATTCAAAACAGAAATAACATCAGGTAATGTAAAAAATCTGTTATTTGAACCAGTAAATAAATTTACAAAAGATCATGATTTAAAAATTCTTAAGGTTACCCCTGATATACTTGAAAATAGTAGTGGTTCAACCCTAATTGGTAATACTAAATTATCCAGTGTTAATAAAATAGCACCAAGTGGAGTTGGAAATGTAATCACAACAATTGCTGAGTTTCCAAAAACAGATTTTAATGCATGTTATGCAAATATATTTGTACAAGACTCAGTATTTAAAGATGTAAACTATAATGAGATCATACTTGATTTTGATGGCACTAATACATCATTATCTCAAATATATGTCGATAAAAATTTATCAAATAGTAATAGCGTTGTTGGTATAATAACATCTAAATTTGAGAATGATTTAATTAAATTACAAATTATTAATGATAGAACAAGTGATCTTGAAACACGTTCAAATATAGTTGGACTTGGAACGACCACTGTTGGAATAAGCACTTTCAGATTCAATGCATTGGGACAACCTGCAGGTGCTGAAAGAAGTGCAAGATTACAATCAAATTATGAAACAGGAACAAGTTCTGTAATTACTTACGCCTCGATATTTAAAGATTTCGATACTTCAGTTAAATCATTAGTAAGAGTTTCAACAGGTCAAACATCAGCAATTCATCAAATCATAACAATTCGGGATGATAGTGATGTCTTAACAGTTCAATATCCATTTGTTTCGATTGGATCAACATCAGGGATAGGAACATTTGGAGGAGAGATTAATGGTAATAATATAGATCTTAAATTCTATCCAGATGCTAATATATCATCACTCATCGAAGTTCAGTCATTTAATCAAATTTTCTATACAGAAAGTGATTTTGATAATACACCTAATGATTTAAAATATGGTTCAATTACTCAAAGACTATTTTTAGATACATTTGATGGATTAGAAGGAAAAAGAGCTAATAAAACTAAATTCGATCTAAAATATAAAAATATACCAATTTATCAAAAATCATTTAATCCGTCTTCAGTTACATCAACTGGTTTAGGAGTAAGTGAAACATTTAATATACCTAATCATTTCTTTAACAATAATGAAGAGTTAAGTTATAAACCAGACTCAACATTTATAGGTGTTGCAGGTACAGCAATATCAATTGGTTCTACAGAAAATATTGCTGGAGTAGTAACCACTCTTCTACCATCGACTGTGTATGCAAAGGTTACCGATGAAAACAATATAAGTTTATTCTCTCGTCCTGAATATGTTGCATCAGGACAACCAATTCATGTTACTGGATTTGGTTCTGGTAACGCACATAAGTTAACAATGAGAAAACAACTCACTAAAACCATAATTGGTTTAGATGGAGTTGTACAACAACCAATTACGTTTACAAAAATTGCTCATACTTTAGATGCAAATATTGGAGCAGCAACTTCACAATTTGTTTTAAGTGGTATAAGTTCAATTAACCCAACTGACGTTTTGAAGATTAACGATGAATTCATGGCGATTGAAAATGTTGGTTTTGCTAGTTTACCTCAAGGTCCTATTAATGATGCCAAAGATGTAGCCCTTGGTATTAGTGTATTACCTGTGGTTAAAGTAAAAAGAGGTGTTTTAGGTGTAGGTGCTACTACACACTCACAAAATGATGAAGCGAGAATACATAGAGGTTCATTTAATATAATTGATAGCACCGTTCATTTTATTGATCCACCAAAGGGAAATCAAAGATCAAGAAGAACAGATACCAATTTACCATTTGTAAAAGCCACTTTTAGTGGTAGAACTTTCCTAAGACAAAATTATACAACTAACATGTTGTTTGATGATGTGTCTGATGACTTTACTGGTATAGGTAAAACATATACATTGACTGTAGGTGGTGCAAATACATCTGCTGGTGTGAGTGTAGGTAATGGTGTATTATTCATTAATGGAATATTCCAAGAACCTAGTACAACAAATAATCCAAATGGTAACTATAAAATTTTAAACAACCCTAGTGCTGGCATTTCAACAGTGCAATTTTCAGGAATTACATCGACAAATGGACAATCTATTATCTCTGAATTTGATATAAATCAAAACCAAGTGCCTAGAGGTGGTATTATTGTATCACTTGCATCTACACCAGGTCTTGGTTATGCTCCTTTAGTTGGTGCAAAAGCATCATTATTTAAAGATGCTGATGGTGGAATTACTAATGTTATAGGTATTGGCACCACATCTGGAATTAGTTTAGGAATTCAAACCGCATCTTATGATAATACCAGTGGAATTATAACAGTTACAACAGAGAAGGTTCATGGTTTTGCACCAAATAGACCAAGCACAGTTCATTTAAAGGATCTTGAGTTTAAGTGTCCCAAGACAGTGGTTGGACAACCTACAAATGCAACGTACGATGGAGCAACAGGAATATCAACAATTACAATAGCAAATCATGGATTAGTGAATGGTGATGCAGTTATTCTTGAAACAGGTTCAATATGCTTTAGATGTAGTAAAGATAGTTTTGCAACAGTACACTGTTATCCTCGTGCAAGTGATCCTGCAT